ATGGAGAAGGTGAAAGAAGAACTTTTTCATGTAATCTTGATTTAAAATTTCACGAAAAAGGTCCGATTTTAGTAAAAGAAAATGGCTAAATTACCTATAACACCAAGCAAAGCCTTACAACCCATACTGAAGTTTGGTTATGGTGTACTTGATGATTTAGGTTTTTTCTCAAGAGCAGAGAAAGTCATAGACTTACTACCACCAAAAGCACAGGTTGGTAAAGGCTCTGATATCATTACAAAGATTGAAGAAATAGGGGGCAAACCAGTTAAAGATGAATTGCTTTTCACAGGTCTAAAAGATGAGTTTATAGAAGCACCTAGAGTAACATCACAAGAACTCAAAGATTATCTCAATCAAAATAAGACTATGATGAAAGAAAAAGTTAGGTCAAAAGAAGCAGTACAAAAATTGCAAACAGAAGGTTTAGCTGATGATTTTGCAGAAGCAAGACAAGACCAAATATATTATGGAACACCAAATGATACTGACAACCAAGGTGTACCAGAATGGATTTTCAATGAAGGTTTTGATATAGGTGGAGGGGAGACTTCTTTTGTGCAAGGTCTTACAACAATTAAAGATTTGCCACTAGATGCATATAAAGGTCGATTATCAAATATTTTTAACACGGCTATTTATGATGTACAACTGACTGACACAGATTTGTTTCCACAGGGTCCGGTAAGAAATTCTAATGACTTATCAATGGCTTACAATAACATGATACAAGATGCAAATGAATCACCTGCTCCATTCATAGAAATTTCTAAAGAAGGCTCTGATATTAAAACAATAGGTAATAATGATGTGGGTTGGTACACATATGTGAAGGATTTACCAAGAAGACCTAATGCGGCTGATATAATAAAATCTAATTCATTGAATGAAGCACAGCTAAAAGCCAATCAACTATTGTTATCTTTTGAAAGACCTGAGTTAAAGAAAAAAGAGTATGATATGGATATTGATGTTCAGCCAAAACATGAACGATATACTGTTGGTGGTGGAGATAATTATCAAGAAATAATTTTAACTCCAAAAGAAAAGCAGGATAAATATCTATCAAAAATTGGAGATATACCTGTAGATATAGTTGAAAAATTTCAGAAAGCTAGAGTTTTAAGAGACCCAAGCACTCATTTAACAATAATATCTAATATTAAACAATATGATGACATAGTTAATCCAAAACCGGGTGTTACAGTTGGTGGAACTGCTGATACAATGTTAGATATTATTGAACAAGATATTGGTTTTAAAAAAGAAGATGTAGATAAACTTTTAAATGTAGTAAAAACTTTACCATTTAATAGAAGAGAAATGGATGATTATGATATTTTAGCAGATATTATAAAACTTGCTCTTAATGGTAATTTAAAGAAGGGAGGTAATCGTACAATAAACATAGAGCTTACACCTAATGGTGAATTGGTTTATACAAAGCCAGATTACTCTGTGGACACACACTTTCCAGAAAAAAATATATTAGTATATGCAAGAACTAAAGATAGGGTTGACGAAGATGGTGGTAAAAATTTAGCTACAGAGGAATTGCAATCTGATATATCACAGCAAGGTAGACCAACAAAACAAGGAATGGCATATGGTAATAGAGAACTTAAACAAATTATAAATAGAAGAAGTCCTGTACTACATGGAGATTTCATGGATGCCTATGATGAACTAGATGAAATATCAAACATAGGAGATTTGAAATTTAACGCATTAATAACAGATAAAAGAGAGGGTGACACAAGAAGACCTTTTAGGCAACATTATGTATCAAGCTTTTTTGATTCAACTAAAGAGTTTCAAGACAAAAATTTTAATAAATATACAATTCCTGAATTAATAAAATCTAGTGAAACAAAATACAAATTTCACGATACAAAAGATGAAACAGTTAAAAGTTTGACAAGTTTAGGTTTTGCAAAAATGGATGATGCACCTAATGTTGACCAGTTTTACGCTAATAAAAGAGCTTTAATGCCAACAGGAAAAATGTCTGATGAAATATTACAAGAAATTAAAATTAATTATGAAAACCCAGTAAAGGGTACTCAAACAACAGATTTTGAAGTTTATAAGACATTTCAGCAGAATAAAAATAAACTTTATAATAACATGCAGGATTTTACAGCATTTCAAGATTTTGAAGAATTAGGAAGCATAGTAAATGGTGGTCTAGGTATTCAAAGTAATAAAATTGCAAAAAAAGATTTGGTTTTTGATTTAGGAGATGCTCAATTCAATTTAGTTAGTTATTTGTCACCTGAAACTGCAAAAGCAAGTGGCAGAGCAAACCTTCTTCCTGAGCAGTTTCTTAAATTAAATGATGATGTTTCAAGTTGGAGTAAACTTATAAATGAAGATTATGTTTATGAAAAAGAATTTACTCCTAACCAAAAGAAAATTTATGATGAGATGTTTGATATTGCTAATGAAGATAGTCGTAAGAGAGGAAAAGCACAAGCTATTCTTAAAATATATGAACAACAAGTAAAAGAAACTGGAAAAGATTTAGTAGGCGAAGAATTAGACGAAGCAAATCAAGCTTCTAATTTTCTTTATAACACTAAAAGACCTAAAATAAAAAGCATAGGGGAGTTTTTTGCAGACAATGGAATGCCTGAAGCAACCAAAACCAGATTAAACTCATACATAAACAAAATAGATAATTATATAAAAAAACATGATGGTGTATTTGGAAAAGCTTATGGAAGACCATTGGATTACAAGGAATATGTAGCAGAAGTTGATAATGCCATTAAACAGATAAATGAGGCTACTTATCAAGGTGGACAGGCAGACTTGATGAAGTTAAAGGCTAAGTACGATATTGGTATAAAATTTATAAATAGAATACTTATGGAAAATAATGATTTTATAGATGCATATACAGATTACAACGATAAGTTCGATATATTACCAAAGTTTAATTTTGATTTTGGTAATAATCCCCCTGAAGAAGCATTTGATAAATTAAAAAATTTTGCATCAGCAAACGATAAATTAAGATTATATAAAAAAGGTTTACAATTAAATTATAAAAGAGAAATACCATCACTTCCATTTGTAGGAGATAGTAAAAAATTTGCTGAGGTAGGTATAAAAAGATTGATATTAAAAGCCATAGATGGTGGTTATGATACTGTATCTGTTCTTCCTGCACATGTTCATACTGAAAGATGGAACACACCAGAACTTGCACAATTTTATGATGTAACAATACCAAGTGTCGTAAACAATATCTTAAAAGGCACAGGACAACAAGCACAGATTAAAAAAGTATTTTCTGATAAAAATGCATTGAATAGATACCAAGTAATGAAAAATATGGAAGATATTACAAATGAATTATCTATGACAAATAAATATAGAAAAATACCTGAAGACAGATTTCAAATTGATGGAATGCCTGTTGGTGAAAATGAAAGGGTAATACTTGAGAACAGTAATAAAAGTCAATTTTTAGAGGATGTTTTGCAATCTAACAGAGAAGATGTTTTTACAGATATAAAACAATTACATAAAGACAAATTTGGTCAAACTATTGATAATTTAGACATTGAGTCTAGGCTTAGGGTATTAACAGGAATGACAAGAGCAGGTATAAAAAATGTTGATGATTTATTTAATGGAACAATAAAAAAACCAATTTTAAATGAAAGCACTAATGCTAATTATGATGTAATTAATGCAAGATATAATAATGTAGCAAAGAATTTATATGTAGGTAAACTTGGCTCAAGTGATAGTGGTAAAGAGGCATATTTGCCGTCAATCACCATAAAACTTACACCAGAGCTTAAAGAGTATGCCCAGAGTGGTATTAGTCTGTATACATCTTTACCAGTTGCTGTGGGCACAGGAGCTATCACAGCACAACAAATATTAGGTACAGAAGAAGATATTATTGAACAAGAGGAGGATGTTTTATGATATTAGGAACAACTTTTTGCACTTATGAGTCAGCATTTACACCAGAGGAATGTGATAAAATTATTGAATTAGGATTAAAATCAAACAAACAAAAAGGCACTACTTGGGGTAATCAAGAAAAAACAGATGATAAAAAAGTATCACAGGCTAATAAAACAATACATGAATTACAAAATGAACATGGAAAAAGTATAAATGATATTAACCCATATATACGAGATAGTGAAATATCATGGTTAAAAGAACAATGGATATATGATAAATTGCATGGTTTAGTTTTAGATGCCAATCAAAAATCAGGTTGGAACTTTGATTTTGATACAGCACAAGAAATGCAATTCACAACATATCAAAAAGATGGATTTTATGGTTGGCATGCTGATTCTGGAATATGTCATCATAGTAAATATCTTAGAGATGTATCAGAAGATGAAAAAATAAAAGGTAAAGAACATTTTTATACAAAAGATTTAAATTCTATTGGAAAAATTAGAAAATTGAGTATGACACTTAATTTAAGTGACCCAAGTGACTATGAGGGTGGATATTTAATGTTTGATTTAGGTGAACATCAACCAGACAGTAAAAATAATAAAATGGAAGAAATAAAAAAAAGAGGTTCTTTAATTATCTTTCCATCTTTTTTATATCATCAAGTATCACCTGTTACAAAAGGCACAAGGCATTCTTTAGTTTGTTGGATATTAGGAGCACCATTTAAATGAAGCTACCTATAAATCCAAGTCAAGGTGTTCGTGTAATGATGAAGGCTTTACAAAGTGCTACCAAAAAAATGAATAGACCAGTTGGTGTATTGCCAGAAAATGAAAAATTAAGAAAAGAATTTGATATTGATGCTTTTCATGGCACAAATCAACAAGTTGCAATAAACCCTGTAATTACAAAGGATGGTCGTAGAGTTTTAGTAGAAGAAGATTATCAACCAATTAAAGAATTTATTGATAAAGGCGAATATGAAGGAGATACACCAAGTATTCAAGACATTGGTAATTGGTTTTCAGAAGACCCAAAAGTTGCTGATTACTTTTCAAGAGGTGGTGAAAATGCACAAATTTATCCTGTAAAATTAAGATTAAAAAACCCAAAAGAATATTTTTCATATGAAGAATTAGAAGAAGAATTTGAAGATTTTATGGAGGCAGGTATTAAAGCAGGAAAATCATTTGACCTTGAAGATGGCATAGGAAGCAAAGCATTTAGAGAAAATTTGCAAAAACAAGGACATGATGGCATTATTATAACAAGGTCTACGACAGATACAGGAGAGCCAAGAAAAGATTATGTTGTGTTTGAAGCAAAAAATATTCGTTCTAAATTTGCTATGTTTGACCCAAAAAAATCAGAAAGTGGTGATATAATGGCAAATATAGCAGGTGCAACAACGCTTGGTGCATTAGCAGGATTAGAGGATAGCACATAATGAAGTTACCAAATACTAGAGTTTTGATGCAAGCCTTGAGAAAGGCATTAGACAAATTGCCAGAAAAGATAGGTTCTTTGCCATCTGAAGAGGAACTTATCAAAAAAGGCTTTGACCCAAAAACATTTTATCATGGTAGTCCAGTTGCAGATATAGAAGAGTTTGTTCCAGAAGGTTCAGACAGAGGTTCATATGGGGAGTTTTTAGATATTCGTAGAGGTGTGCCAACAACATTTTTTTCAGAGTCAGACGCATATGTAGAGAACTTTGCAAAAAAAGGTGGAGAGGAAGTTTTTGATGCAAGTATAAATATGATGGTCAATAAACCTCATTCACAATCAAGAATCTATCCAGTAAAACTAAAATTAGATAATATTTATAATTATAAAAATCCAGAACACAGGGAGATGCTAGAAAAAGAGTTAGGCACTACTATGGCAGAAGGTGGCGAAATGGGAAGAAACCTATTGATAGGTGACCCATTTGTATTACAACAACCTGCAATAGCAACTGCCATAAAAAACTTAGGATTCAATGGTTACTTTACTAATGAAACAAGTAGATTTGGACAAAGAACAGTTGGTTTGTTTTATCCAGAAAAAGGTAATGTTAGAAGTGTTTTTGCAAAATTTGACCCAGATAAAGCTGAAAGTGGTAATATATATGCAACCATAATACCACCAGTTACAACAGCAGTAGGCTTAGGTGCATTAGCAGGATTGGAGGAAAGCACATAATGGCAAAAGCAAACATTAAAAAGGTAGCACAAGCAGAAATAAGGGCGGCTAAGAAGTATCTGAAGCGTAGAAACATAGATTTTGATGAGATAAGCCCTAGAAAGTTTGTCAGGCTCTCAAAACAGCTAGATAAGACTTATGACCAGACAATGAAGTATTTAGCTAAAATATTATCAGCAGGACAGGTGTAGTGTCAGAACAAGATATTAATATTGATGATTTCAAGTTTGAAAGAATAGGTGGGTTTATTCCAACTAGGGAAGAGGCTACATATGGTTTAGGTAATCTTTTCAAATCTTTAGGAGAAAAATTTAACATCAAAGACCCATCAGTTAGAAGTGGTGATGCAACATATTACGATATTGCAAAAAGTTTTATTGGTTTACCTGCGTACAGAAACCAAGCATTTGATACATTTATACCTACTTCAAGCCCTTCATTAACTAGAGATACAGGAGGTTTTGGATTAGCAGATATCACTCCATTAGGAGCATTATATTTGTTAGACGAAGCTGTAAATAAACTGCCTGAAAGAGTAAAAAATAATCCATTAGCTTTACTTTCTATTATGAGACAACCATTACAAACAACTGTTGAGACTTTTGACACAGATAAATTTAGAGACAATGCACCTTTAGGTGAGAATAATATGAATCTTTTACCTATAGATATTGCAACTGCAGGAGTAGCAACAACTCCATTGATGCAACCATTAGGAGCATTAGGCAGACAAACTGCAAGAGCAATAGCAGATGAGATAAAACCAGTAACAGATGCAGTTAAGTTTTTAAGAAAACAAGCTAACAAGAAGCCACCAAACTTTGAGGATATGACAAAAGCTACAACTACAGGCAAGCCTGTATTTACAAGTGATGAAGCATTTGTAAAGCCAACAACAACAGATGTAGATTTGTCAAAAGCAAAACCTGAGTTTATGAAAGTAAAGCCAACTAAAACTATGGCAATGGTACAGCCAAATCTTGTGCCTGATAAAAACTTTTTTTCAGGTGGTGAATTAGATGATTTTGAAGTTCAAAGGTTTTACAATGAAAGACTGCCAAAAAATAGAAATCTAATGGTGCATCACAATATAAATCAAATAGACCTGATTAAAGCTGACAGATTAGGTGGTTTACCTGCACCATCACTTGCAATATCAAAGATAGATAATCCAATGATGGGCTATGGTGATGTAGTATTAGTAGGGTCAACTAAGCTTGCAAAACCTTCATACTCAAATCCTGTATTTAGGTCAGATGGTTATACTGTAAGAATGCCAAAACCTGATATAACTATAAACAGACCACTTATGGAGTTTGTAAAAAATGAAAAGGTAAAGTTTTTTAAATCATTTAATAGACCTGCAAAAATTAAAAGATTTCTTGAATCTAAGCCAGATTACCAAAAACTTAGAGGTGATGAAAAGTTGAGATTACAAAAAAGATTTAGAAACTTTATTAGTGCTACAGAAAAACATCATTTAGAAATTAGAGAGGATATGGGCAATCCATCAGATGATGCCATAGACTTAGCTAGAGGTTTTGAAGATAGAGCAGACAATCCATTTATCAAAACTATGTATGCTGTAGAGAACAAACTTGTTTCTGATAATGAAATATTAGATGCATATTTTGGACAGTATATAGACAATGGATATATAAAAGACCTTAAAGGTAATAGAACAAATAAACAAATTTATGAGGATTTAGCCAATACTGAAAAAGGTTTACAAGATGATGCTCAAACAGCAAGATATAGTGGAACACCAATTAAGTTTGATGACATAAGTAAAGATGTTGTAGACCCTTCATCAGACCCTGAATACGAAAACTGGCTTATAAACAAGAGAAAAGACAGTATTGCTGAAGGTGGTAAGATACAAGAAAGATTATTTGTGGATTACACACCTGATGGAAGTAGAAGAATATATTTACCTGCTACTCTTAAAAACTTTGTAAAATTAATGAAAAAGAAAAGGGGTGCAGGAGAAGAAAATATGTTTTTACAAGGTATGGGTCAATTAAGAGCCAAAATTACACCACCATTTAGAACAATATCTGAGATAAAAGCAGAACGAAGCAGAATTACAACTTCTGAAGAGTTTAACAAAGAAAAAGATGAGCTTCAAAATTTATATGAAGATGTTATAGACTTAGTAGGTAAAATAGCAGATGATGTTTTTAAAAAAGCAGAAGCAAAGTCATTAAAACCCACCATAAAAGAAATTACTGTTGATATGCGTACTACAGAAGAGCTATTTGAGGATATTATGTTAGGTAGATTAGGAACACATGAATACTCAAAAAACTACGACAAACCTTTACAAGAAAATAAAGAGTTGCAAGCTAAAGTAAAAGAGTTGAAAGAAAAACTTATCAGTCTACCCACAGAATATTTTGAGGCAAAACCAATGAGGGGTGTTAAATTAGATGAGTTTGTAGGTGCAATAGTGCCTTATGATGTTTCACCACAAGTAGAAGCTATACTTAAAAAGAATGGACTACGAATTGAAAAGTATGCATATGATGATAGTTATGGAATATCAGCAGATGAGTTAACTGCTGAAGAGTTTGCAAGAGAAAAAGAATTACCAACTAAACAAAATTTATTTAAAAGATTTCCAGATGTACTGTTCTCAATAGGTGCAGGTGCAACTATATTACCAGAAATACAAAGACGAAACTCTTTAAAAATGCAAGAACCCCCACTAACTTAATAGTGAGGGTTTAAGGGGAGAGGATAATGCGTAAATTTATAAGTATAAAATTTACAGTTATATTTTATTAGTTTTCAATGCTCTTTGCAACACTCTTTCTCTTTGTCGTTGCGTAAGACCTGCAATTACATTTAAAACCCTAATAGCATTTTGCCTCTCATGTTCTACTGTAAAGGTGTATTTACGAGCATCTGGGGTAACTTCAACCATTTGCTCTAATACATCCATAGTGAAACCCTGCTTTTCGCAGAGTTTCATTGCTTCAGATTTTGTGATTTTGCTTTTCATGCCACCTCCTTATCTAATTGTCTAATTTGATTTTTTGTTAGTGTTGATAATTTTCGTAAGGTAATTGATGAAGTTCCAAATTCTGATTCATTAATTATTACTGAAAAATTATCTAAATCACCATCTACTATTTCTAATAAATATTTCAATGCTTCATCATCATTTCTAAATCCTGTTAATGATTTTGAACTGTCATCATCTTGTGGTACTCTTAATGTAAGGTATTTACCTTTAATAACTTTATGTTTTCCAAGACATTCTATTGTCTGTTGAAAACCATAATCAACATATTTGAACTTCTGATTGTTTTTATTATAACCAACTATTCTGTAAAAATATTGATTAACAAACCCAAATTTAATATTTCTAATTAATTGTTTCATTGTTTCCTCCTTATATTGTCCACATATCAACATCATTGAAAGTATTATAATAACTTACATCTAAACCTATATTCCATGCTTTATCTATATTCTGTCTTTGCACTTTTTCTAATTGCAGAAGATATTTATTAGCATTTGTTTTTGTAATATCCATATTATTGTGCATTTCAAATATGCCAATTCTTGCATCATCAATAGCTTGAATTTGCTTCAAATGAGCATATTCAGTTGGGTTATGGTCAACTAAGAACTCATGCTCTATTGCCATACCTTTTCTTTGTCTGTAACTTTTAAATTCCATGATTTTCTCCCATAAAAAGTTTATACATATAAAAGTATATAGTTATTAATTATCATAAGTCAACACATAATGTGTAGAAAAGTAAAAAAAACTTTAATTTAAGTATATAAATGTTACATTTACTAATGTTAAACAGAGCATTATTTTCAAAACTATTAAAAGGAGGCAAGAAAATGGAGCATGGCAAGAAGAAAAAAGGCATGAAAAAGCCTATGAAGAAGAAAAAAGTTATGAAAAAAGGTAAGGGTAAAAAAGGCTATGGAAAGTAAAAAACAACAAGATGTGACTATAGAAGTCACAGGTGTTGCTATGTCTGGGGAGGCGGATATAAATGAACACAATAGACCTATTAAATCTGATAAAGAAGAAACTGAAGGAGAGAAAAGCTGAAATAGCACACGATATGGTTGAAGGTCGCATGACTGATTTCAACCAATATCACAAAAGCGTCGGGGTATCACAGGGATTAGAAGAGTCTTGTGATATTATAGACGAGACATTAAAACAAATAGATAAGGAGATGTAATCATGTCTCATCAACATGCAATAATAACTGATAGTGTTACAAAAGCATCTATTGGTTCTAACCAACTACCAAGACCTATGAATTGGAAGGTCTTAATTCAACCAAATGACATCAAAGCTGAAACAAAAGGTGGCATACTTTTGCCTGACAAAGTTAAAGAGAATGAGCAAATCCTAACTGCTCATGGTACTGTGATGGCAGTAGGTGAACTTGCCTATCGTGAAAGAGAAACAGGTGAAAGATGGAAACAAGAGATTGTACCTCAAGTTGGCGATAAGGTGACTTATGGCAAGTATGCAGGACAAAAAATTGTGGTCAATAATGTAAGATTTTTACTACTTAATGATGATGAAATCACAGCGATTTTACCAGATGGTGTAGAAGTCACAGCTTATGTATAGTTTGGAGTAAAATATGGAAAATACAGAAAAAAGCATTGAAGCTATCAATGAAGAGATAAATCAAGAAATAGAAAAAACCAAAGGCAAAGATTCTGAAGTTGAATTGGAAATAACTGAAAATGTTGAAGAAAAGCCAAAAGAAGTTGCCAAAAAAGATGAGTTGTCAGAGGAGGATAAAAAGCAATACAGCGTAAATGTACAAAATCGTATTAAAAAGCTTATTGCTGAAAAAAACAAAGCTCAAGATGAAACTGCTCAACTTCAAAATAAACTTGAGGGAATGGCTAAAAGACTTGAAAAAATTGAAGATAAAAACGAAAAACAAGGTCAAGAGGCTATTCAAGAACATTATAATCTAACCAAAAAGGCTTTAGCCAAAGCTATAGAAGAGGGTGATACAGATGCTCAGATTAAATTTAATGAAGAGCTAGTAGATTTAAAAACATCATTAGCTTTACAAAGAATGGATAAAGCATCTAGGCAAAACGCAGTTTCACCAACTGTAGGTAAGGCACAGCAAGTTGTAACAAACCCAACACCTGCCTTAGCACAAGAATGGTGGAGACAAAATAATTGGTTTAATTCTAAAGGATTTGAACAAGAAACAGCATTAGCAAGAGCTATTGATGTTCAATTAGATATTGAGGGTTTTGATAAAAACTCACCTGATTACTACAGAGAATTAAATAGTCGTTTACAAAAAAGATTTCCTGAGATAGTATCAGGAGAAGGAAGTGTTGCTAGTAAGCCAAGAGCAAATAGTAGACAGGCAGTTGCACCAACTACAGGTGGCTCAGTTTACAAGGGTAACAGAATAAAAGTCTCTAAGGATGAACTTGCTATGGCTAGAGAATTAGGTATCACAGAACCTGAAGCATTGAAAAAATATGCCAAGGAAATTCAAACTATAAAATCAAGGAGGGATAACTAATGTCTATAAATAGAAATGTTCGTGATGAGAATTTGAGGGTGTCAGTAAGAGATGAGGAAAGTAGACCTCAGACCACTTGGCAACCTCCTGCATTGTTGGATGCCCCAAAAGAACGACCGGGGTTTGTCCAAAGATGGGTTTCTACCACTATACAGGGTAAAGATACTCCTGACAATGTGTACAAGCGTATGCGTGAAGGTTGGGAGCCGAGAAAAGCTAGTACAGTAAAAGACCAAAAATTTCCAACTATCAACCATGGTCAATGGGCAGGTTGTATAGGTATTGAGGGAATGCTTTTGTGTGAGATGCCTAAAGAAAAGCATAAAGCTATGAAGGAGTATTACAGAGGCAAAAGTGATGACCAAAACGAAGCCCTTACTGGTGAACTAGATTCTCTAGGTCGTAAAACTGGAACACCTTTCTTTCAAGAAAGAAAATCCAGTTATAGTCGTGGTAGAGATAATTTATCTGCCATGGAGGATTAATCACTAATAGAAGGAAGGAAAAATTATGGCAAATCCTAATTCACCTTATGGTTTTAAGGTACTCCGTCATATGAGTGGTAATTCCCCAAGAGCAAACAAATATACTATAACATCAGGTCTTGCAGAAAATATATTTACTGGAGACCTTGTAATTCTTACTGCAGATGGTGTGATTACACCACATACTGCAACTGAGACAAATAATATAGGTGTTTTCGCAGGGGTTTCATACACAGCTAGTGATGGAGAGTATATCTACTCAAAATATTGGCCGTCAGGAACAGTAGCTACAGATATTGTGGCTTATGTTTATGATGACCCTTATATTGTTTATAGAGTTCAATCAGCAGGTACACCTGCACAAACCAATGTTGGTAATTGTGCTGATGTGGTTGCAGATGCAGGTTCTACAACAACAGGTCAGTCAGGTTTCAATTTAAGTGGAACTATGTCTAATGGTACAGCAACATGTAAAATTATTGGATTATGGGAAGACCCATCAAATAGTTTTGCTCAATATGCACAGCTTGAGGTGCTCATCAATGAGCATTTATTTAAAGCTACTGCAGGAATATAAGGAGAGTAATTTATGTCTATGAATAGAGCACAATTTGCTAAATTACTTGAGCCCGGATTGAATACTCTCTTTGGTCTTGAGTACGACTCATATCCTGCTGAGTATCAGGCTGTATTTGATGCTAACACTTCAAATAGAGCTTTTGAAGAAGATGTATTATTAACAGGTTTTGGCAATGCACCAACAAAAGATGAAGGTGCTCCAATATCTTATGATTCAGCTTCACAAGGATATACAGCAAGATATCAACATGAAACAGTAGCGTTAGCGTTTTCAATTACTGAAGAGGCAGAAGAAGATGGACTATATGGTTCAATAGCTTCAAGATATACAAAAGCATTAGCTAGAAGTATGTCAGCCACGAAAGAAATTAAAGCGGCTAATATTTTAAATAACGCAACTTCTGCAGGAGTTTACGCAGGTGGAGATGGTGCGGCATTATTAAGTGCATCTCATCCAACTCAAAGTGGCAATCAAAGTAATACTTTGGCTACAGCGGCTGATTTATCAGAAACTTCTATAGAATCACTATTAATTCAAATAGCTGATATGAAAGACGATAAAGGTCTAAGAATAGCGGCACAGGGAACAATGTTAATTATCCCAACTGCTTATACCTTTACTGCTCAAAGAATATTAGATTCTGAGTTAAGAGTGGGTACATCAGATAATGATATCAATGCATTAAGAAGTGGTAGATATATGCCACAAGGCTATCACATCATGAGAAGACTTACAGATAGTGATGCATTTTTCATTAAGACAGATGTGCCAGATGGCATGAAAATGTTTCAGCGTTCACCACTCAAAAGAGGTGTTGAAGGCGATTTTGAGACAGGTAATGTTCGTTATAAAGTTCGTGAAAGATATTCTTTTGGTTTTACAGACTGGAGAGGTCTTTTTGGAACAGAAGGCGCGGCTTAAAGCTAAAGTAAGGGTGGGTAATTTAGCCCACCCTTTTATAATTAACCTTGACTACGCAAGTAGACAATAGCCAAGACAAGGAGAATTTACATGGCTAAATCAACTTTTTCAGGTCCGATTGTATCTAATAATGGTTTTATACAACTTGGAGCTAACAATGTAATAAATATTACAGCAGAAACTACATTAACAGTAAATGACCATGCAGGTCGTATTATTGAAGTCAATGATGCAGATGGTGTCATAACTTTACCAACAATTAAATCATCAGAAATTGGTGCTAAATATACTTTTTTAATTCAAACAGCCATGACAGGCAAAATTAAAACAGATGGCACAGATAAATATGTTGGGTCTATTATGGTTGCAGTAGATGATGGTGCAAAAAAATCATTTGTGCCGGGTGCAACGAATGATGTCATTGATATGAACAATGGTACAAAAGGTGGTAAGGTTGGGTCTTATGTTGAGATTACAGCACTAGCTACAGCAGAGTACATGGTTCAGGGTGTTTTAATAGGTTCTGGTTCAGTAGCAACACCATTCGCTGACGCTTAATAGGGAGGATTAAATGGCTGATATAGTTTCAACCAAAATACTCTCTGAAAATGTTAGGGAAGTTGTATATCAATTTAATTATCAATATGTTGATACTGGCAATGAATCAGCAGTAGTAAAAATTGATGCTTCTAGTTTGCAACCTAATTCTAATGGTGATCCGTGTACAGGTCTTAAAATTTTAGAAACTGATTTTAATGTTGCAGGTATGCAGATAAAAGTTCTAAAAGATGGTGATACGCAAGACCCTATTATGTTAAACCTTACAGAAGACCAGAGTGGTCGTTTTGATTTTTCAGATGTAGGTGGATTGCCATCAACAACAGAACTAACTGAAGCAACAAGAACATATGCTGTAACTGTTGTTAATGATGGAGGGAATAAATTTGCTTTAGGTGGAGTGACTGCTCCTGCAATTAATCTCTTAAAAAATCATACATATATATTTGACCAATCAGACAATACTAACGCAAATCACCCATTAGCATTTAAGGAAGGTGCAGGTGGTTCTGCTTATACAACTGGGGTAACAGTTACAGGAGTTGCAGGTCAAGCAGGAGCAAAAGTAACTATTGTAACAACAGCAGATACACCAGATTTGTATTATTATTGCACTACTCATGGAGAAGCCATGGGTAATACTGCATCATTAGTTAATCCTACTGGTGATATTATGTTTACTACAGTAGGTGCAGGAGCAAATGATAGTTACCAAGTAGTAATGAGATTAAAGAAAAACTATAAGGTACAGTAATGGCAACATCTGGAACAGTCACCTTCAGACCTAATGTTGAAGAGATTATAACAGAGGCTTACGAAAGATGTGGTATTGATATTCAGACTAGAACTGGATATCAAGCCATTTCTGCCAGAAGAAGTCTTAATCTGTTATTTTCAGAGTGGGCAAATCGTGGCATAAATTATTGGACAGTAACACAAAGAACTTTAAATCTTACAGCAGGAACATCCTCATATGACTTACCTGCAGGGATTACTGATTTATTGGATGTTGTAATATATGATAGTGCTGATGCCACAAGGACAGACACAATAATAAATAGAATTACAATATCAGAATACAACCAAATTCCAAATAAAACAGACACAGGTAAACCAAATCAATATATGTTAGATAAAGGCAGACAGTCTGGTTCTAATAACATTTACAAATTATTTTTATGGCAAACACCAGACAGAAGTACATATAAACTTAACTATTGGTCTATGAATCAATTAGAAGATATAACAGCATCAAATGAAGATACTGATATACCTTATACATGGTCTGAATGCATATGTGCAGGCTTAGCTAGTAAATTGTCTGTTAAGTTTGCACCAGATAAATATCCATTATTAAAACAAATATATAGTGAAGCTTTTGAATATGCATCATCTAACGATAATGATGGTGTTAGTTTAAAGCTACAACCAACAGGGCTTAATTTAAGATAATGTCAAGGTTTGCATCAGGAAAAAAATCAAAAGCAATCAGCGATATTTCTGGTTTTCAGGTAAGATACACTCAGTTAAAAACAACTTGGGATAATTTAAGAGTTGAGCCTGATGAATATGATGCAAAACATCCACAATTAACACCTGCAAAAAATGTGGTTGATGCCACAGCATTACAAAATCCAAGACCAGACAATGACCCAGAAAATGTAGAAATACTGATTGGTTTTACAAAAAGTATTGCTTTATCAAGATTAGCTAGGTCTCAACAATCAGTAGGTATCAACACTTTTGGCAGAATAGGTTTTGTTGGTATATCTTTAAATGAGCCAGTTACAGGAGTAGCAGGTAGTGGTGCTATAGGTACATTTAATACAGGAGCAGTTGTTTCAGGTGTAAATGCTACTGGTAATATAGGTGATGCAGAAGAGCAAGACGAAATAGCTATCACAGAAACTGGTTTAGCAGGTACAGGTGCTATTGGTCTAATTAATACAGGAGCAGTCGTAGGCTCAACAAATGGCACAGGTAATATAGGCACAGTTTCACTTAACTTTGATTTTGTTTTTGACCAAAATGGTGTTGGTGGAACAGGAACGACTGGAGATGAGAGTTTTGATACACAAACTGGTGCATTGACAGGTCAGGCAGGTACAGGAGCAACAGGCAATGAAACTGTTGGTTCAGAGCCAAGCCCAAGTGGAGTTTCTGGAACAGGTGCGATTGGTGTCTTTGGAGAAACAGATGGTAATCAATTAAGTTTAAGCATAATACCTACAAGTGCAGTTGGTACAGCATCAACAGGATTAGAAGTTGCTGAAAATGAAATATTAGAGCAAAGCGTAACAGGTTGGAATCAGCAGTATTGGAATTATGGCATATGGGGTGGAGATGGTAATATTGAGGGTATTACAGCCATAGGTAGTCATACAATAGATATATTCATAGGTCCGAATCCAGTAAACTCTGTTTCTGGTACTGGTGCAACAGGAGCAGAAGTTCCATCTATAGATACATCAGCAATGACAGGACAGGCAGGTACTGGTGCAGTAGGTAATGTCTCACTTGACACAGTTGTAGAAATATTATCTGGTGTTTCTGGATTAGGTAGAGTAGGTAATGAAGAAGCCTCTGTAAACGCAGGGTGGAATGAGGGTGCTTGGAATGAGCAGACATGGAGTAATTAAATGAACTTTACACAGTTAAAGACAAGTATACAAAGATTTATAGAAGATGATTCCACAGAGTTAGACACATCAATACCAGAAATAATTAAACAAGCTGAAAGTATGATTTTTTCAAGATTGCCTAATTTGCCTTGTTTTAGACAAACTTTGTCAAGTAATTTTGTTATAGGAACATCCACATATGATGTGGCAAATGCACGAATGATAAGACAGGTGCAATTTACAAATAGTTCAAGCAATGTGATTTTTCTTAAACACAGAACAGATAGTTACATCAGAGATTTTAGTCCTAATGTAACAACACAAGGTGACCCAGAATTTTATGCAACAAAAAATGCTACTACTTCTGGTATACAAATTTTAGTAAGTCCTGTACCATCTGCCACATTAAGTTATGAGGTAGATTTTATAGGTTTAGAAACAGGATTATCAGCCAATAACTCTAATAGTTGGATTGGCGATAATGCAGAGCAAGTTTTATTATCTGCTTGCCTTTATGAAACTTCTACTTTTCTTAAAGCTCCAGATACTGTAAACTTGTATAAAGGTCAGTTTGATGAAGCAATAGCATTGTTTCAACAAGAAATGGCTAGAAACTATGCTAGTGAATACGAAGCAGGAATATAAGGAGTAAATTATGGCTATTCAACAAGCAATGTGCACTTCATTTAAGGCTGAAATTTTAGATGAAGGACATGATTTAGTTGCTGATACTTTAAAAATTGCATTATATACAAGTAGTGCAAATTTAGGTGCAGGAACAACAGCATATTCTACCTCGAATGAAATATCTGGAACAGGATATACAGCAGGTGGAGTAACTTTAACAAATAAAGCAGTTTCAACAACAGGAACAACAGCACATTTTGATGCAGATGACCCTACATGGACAGGTGCATCTTTTACAGCAAATGGTGCTTTAATCTACAACAGTTCAAATAGTGATAAAGCTATTGCAGTATTGGCTTTTGGTGGTGATTTTACTGTAGCATCTGGAACATTTAGAATTGTTTTTCCAGCGGCAGGAGCAACTGGTATTATAAGGATAGATTAATATGGCTAGTACATACACAGCCAATAATGGCATTGAAAAAATAGGTTCTGGCGAACAAGCAGGAACTTGGGGTAACACCACTAATCTTAATCTTGATATTATAGATAGAATATTAAATGGTGTTGGAACGATAACTTTATCTGGCACAACCCATACTTTGACTACAACTGATGGCACATTATCTGATGGTATGTATGCAGTTCTAGTTTTAGCAGGTAGTCCAAGTGGGACAAATACAATAACAGTTTCACCAAATGACCAAGACAAGGTATTTATTGTTCAAAATGGCTCTGGTCAAAGTGCAATATTTACACAAGGCTCTGGTGCAAATGTAACTGTGCCAAATGGCAGTAAAAAAATAATTTATTGTGATGGTGCAGGTAGTGGAGCCGCGGTTGTAGATGTTACTGATTCTTTAGATTTATCATCTTTAAAATTAGGTGGTACTGCTCTTACTGCAACAGGTGCTGAGTTAAATATCATGGATGGAGGTACAAGTGCTACTGCAACTACAATAGTAGATGCAGATAGAGTTGTATTGAATGATGATGGTACAATGAAACAAGTAGCAGTTACAGATGTGGACACATATGTTACATCTAAAGCCTTTGTTGTAGGCACTACTGTAACTTCTGCAACTCATACAGAAACACCATCAGCAGGTAAATCAATATATTTAAGAGTTAATTGTGCAAGTAATAACGTAGCTTTAACATTGGCAGTTGGTAATTTATCTGTAGGTCAATACATTGTTGTTGATAAAATAGACACAAGTAATAACACATTGACAATAACATATCCTGCTAACTCACAAGGGTTAAGTCTAGGTAATGCAGTCGAATTTGCTTCAGCCTTTTACAATGGAACACATTTTAGTTATATTGAAACAGTTAAATCGTAGGAGTAAGAAATGCCTGTACCATTTATATCAAATTTGGGTTTCACCACAGTTGATACTGCAGGAACATTAAATACTGAAGCAGGTGCAAAAGATGCCTTACCAGTACAATATTACAAATTGATTGGAGATATTGAAGGTCAATTAGTAATAAATAACAATGCAAATCATGCCAAAATTATATTAGATATGAATAACAGAACTCTTGTAGGTGCAGATGGTTCATCTTCAGCAGTATCGCCTATTCAATATAATGGCACAGGAACAGTTGAATTAAAAGGTGGTGGTCTGATTACTGGTGGTGGTCAAAGTTCTATTACTGCAACTGGAACAGGTAATGCGACAGATATAGCAGGTATATCTGGTTTAAATGTTACTGCATCAGACGCAAATGGACCTCATTATTATAGAGCAGGTCATACAAGTGGACAAAGATATTGGACTTCTAATCAATACAAATATATTCAATTACCTTTTTATAATTCAAGTTCTAGTTTGGTTACAATGTCAAGTGTATTGACTGGTGGTGTTTTTCAAAATTATAACAACTCAAATAGTGGTATGAATTTTGGTTCATTTGGTAGTGTTTCAAGATTTGGTATGTCGCATTCTGCAGGAACTGGTACTATTGTCGAGGTTAATTATAGAATACAAGGTGGTAATTCTGGTAACACTTTAACACCAACTGTAATAGGTAGTGGTTCTTTATCAACATCAAACATTACAGCTATTAATAATTTACAAAAAGTTTCATCTACGTTTGCTTTTGGAGGTTCTGGCATAATACACACAGGAAATAATGTATGTGTCATATGGAACACATATTCAGATAGACAAGGTGCATTTACAGGTAGACATCAATATGGTCAATCATATATAGGTACTAATACATCAGGTACTGTATTTGCCTATGGCTTAAGGTCTGGTGGTATTAGTGGAGGAACTGCAAATATTACAATTACAAACAATTCTGGTTCTGCAGTAACAATAACAGCAGGTGGTAGTTGGTCAGCAACATCATTATCAAATGGTGCTACACAAACATTTAGCAACACAAACTTTTTAAATTCAACAGATTATAATAATAGACAACAATGGTCATTTACTGGTGCATCTTCAGCAATAGCAGATATCGCGGCTTCTGGTACTGGTAATGCTACAGTACAGATAGCAGATGGTGGTGGTGGTGCTGATGGAACAGTTGTAATAGCAATCAATGGTTCTACTTTTACAGTTACCAATAACAATAGTAATCCAATAAATATTGTAGCAGGTACTGGTTCTGCTAATATTGGTGCAACATCAACTGCATCATTTACAGGTTCTGGTACAGGTTGGAGTTATACTGGTAAAAAACCAACAGAAAATTCAGATAATGACCCTTTTTCAACTGCTGTTGCATTTAGTGGCACAGGTGTTACAAATAATTCAGATGGTGTACCAACTGCAGGTATTGATACCACAAACTTTACAGGTGAATTTAGTAGGACAAAAACATAATGGCTGAAACAAAAAAAAGAGGCAGACCAAAGAAAAGAGCAAGAACTTCTAAAGGAAGATTTGTTGCAGATAATCCAAATACACCACAAAATGAAGCATACGTTGTAGAAAATACAATTATGGAAAGGTTAAAAGGATATGCCAAAAAAATTAGAGAAATCTTCACAATACGAAAAGTATGATACCAATAATGATGGAATAGTGTCGGATGAAGAATTTGCTCATATGGCAGACATTAAAAAGCTAGAGCATGATTTACGAAAGCAAAGGGCACAAAGACGTATGGCAACAGCTAGTTTGGTTGCAATGGCTACTTTTACTATTGCTATGTTTTTGGTCGATATCGAAAGAGTTAAAGCACTTGCCGATATTAGTAATCTTTTTTATATCACAGGTGGCGGCATTGT